CGTATCATCAATCCAAGAACGAGATGGTGTAGGAAGATTAAGTTTATCAACAATTGTTTTGAGATACTCACCCCATTTCATAAGAGGTGTAATCTTTCCCAAATTTTCTCTTATACCCATTCGTAGATAATGTGAGATAAAAGGTTGCTCTTCGGGTTTGAAATCTAACAAGTAATTCTCATTAAAGAATGTGTAGTTGGATATATCAAAAATATTTTGTATCTTTGTATCCATTTGTAATAAACCCTTCTTATTCCATACCCATTTTGGTTGTATGGAGGTTGAGAGGTCTAAATGATGGGGTTTCCCATCAATATGGTTGTATATGAGAATAAAGTCAGTATTTCCCATCCTTACGAATAAAAAGGATAGTTCATTGTTCATCGGGTGTTTTTCTAAATCACACCATATAGGAACTACAATAGATGGCTCAGATTCCCATCTTTTGATAAATTCTTCTTTCTCTTTGTTAGACTCTACTACAATCATCCCACAAAGATAAGAAAAATATTTGGATTATCCAAATTTATTTTTGATGAAATTGTAAAAGGTTTGGAAGGTACAAAGGTAATTTTGAAATAATTTCAGAAGCAATTCGAATTGATTCTCGATTTGATTTCCTCACATCTTCAGGCGTACCTGTTAATCTCCAATCTAATGATACAGTATTGTAGAATGAATTAATAGAGTATTTGAGATATCCTTGTTTGTTTACTTCAAAAATAGGAGTTGCAGGATTATTTACTGAGTGTACAAAATAACGCACAATGTATCCCTTCTTATAATCCTTTTCTTTTGGAATAGGAATAAAAGGTTTTCTTCTTATAGGATTAAAGTTATCATCCCTTTGTGATATTTCGTTATATCTATCTATCATTATGCATTTGCTCTATATCCTCCAACCACTTGAGTTGTCCATTTCATGTTTTGTATTGAATGTGATATTTCTTTTACCTGAAAGAATCCATCAAACTTTTTAGGTAAACCCTTTACGGTAAACAAATCACCTCGTCTAAACCCACTTATACCATAAATAGTAAAGGTAAAATCAATTGGTAACAGTGGTGATGGTTCTTTTCGAGTTTTATTATCAGTTGCTTTCAATAATGAAAGTACAGTTTTATCATCAAACCCAGCAAAGTAACAAGCATCATAAATATCTTTTAACTCAATCGTATCATTAGTTACGTATTTTGCTTTTGGTAAGAGAGTAATCTTATTTAAGAATAATTCTAAGGTTTCCCCCTTAGTATCATCGTTATCTGCACCACCTCCACTCGGACCAGGTGTATCTTCTTGTTCGGTGGTATCATTAATTGCAAGTAATACCTTATCTTTGATAGGATTTTTAGAAAATGAACCTATGGGTTTCAAATCACTATTAATATCTGCATTATTTCTTTCTGCAATTACCTGATTCATTTTTTGTCCCGATACTTCTACTGAAAACTGTGTATCTAAAAATACCGAACTATTACCTACCACACTTACATTAAAACTCGGTACTCTTGCCCATTGAGGTACAAAATTTAAATCTTGAACTCTTAATTCAGTAATACCAGTAGTTTTTGATTCTTTTTCTACAATTTGGAAATCCCAAAATCCATTTACTGCTTGAGACATACCATTTAAGATTTCATATAGGGCATCTTTTAATAATAAGTTTGAATCTTTTAATTTACTTTTAGCAAAATCAAAGTTTACATACAAATCATTTAAGAATCCCCATTGATTTGGTGATTTTTTTACAATTTCTGCTCCATCTGCGGGGTTGTAATTTAAATTACCAGAATTTGGAAAAGACACAACTTGACTACCATCAAATGATACTGAATTATCTTGGATATTTGCTGCAGCGAAAATAATTTCACCTGATGCTGTTTTTGTGATAGTATCCTGAATTGATTTACCATCTACAATTTCTTTAGTAGAAAATTTTGGAGTATTTTTATTTGGAATAAATAAAAGTTTTGCATCAGTACTAAACATATACTTAAATCCACTTATAGGAGTTTCGTCAGTATTTACTTTAACTGGCATTTCTTTATTACCAAGTTTTATAGTAGTATTAATACCTTTATTAAGAATCTCCATCAACGCACCAAAACGAATAAATCTATCTTCAGTTACTAATTTAGTACCAATTGGAAATTTTACGTTTAAATCACCAAATTGTCCCGTATCGGCCTTTAATCCCAACCACTTACCATCGGTGTGTTTATTAATTTCTTCTGCAATATCATCTTCAAAATTTAAGAAGTTTACAGGATTGGCGATAGAAGAATTACTATATAAAGCCTTTACTGATGCTACTTTTCGAGTAGATGGTAGTGAGTTAAACATTTTCATAAATCTAACTTGTCCCACATCGGATAATCCTTCGATATCTTTTGGCTTAAACTCACTTACAGTTCCAACACTTTTATTCTTAGTTCCTGATTCTGATGCAAGATATGTTGAAGGTAATTCACCATAACCTTTACACTTTACATTTATTGTCCATTTATCCCCATCAATTGAAATATCACCACCTGTAATGAATCCAAAATAATTATCATAATGTCCTGCAGTAGATTCTCTTCGCGAGGTAGTTTCATTAAATGATTGGTATTTAGCAACTTCATTTACTGATAAATTACTTTGCCAACCACGATATGCATCTACGGTATTCCACCCCCATTCAAGGAATATGGTATAACCAGGTTCCATAAAATATTCGGAAGTTTTTTGCATTTGTTCTTCCGTATAACATTTAATCGCAAAACTAGCTTCTCTTGATAATCCACCGGCACCCTCATTTATAGTGAGTGTATCGATTGTTGGACTTGGTCTATAACCTTGTCCTGATGATGCGTAAACTGCACCACCTCCCCAAGTTTTTCCAATTACACCTGAAACTTTATCATTACCATAGATTGAAGCATCATCTCCCGCACCTGATAGTAGTTTTATATCAGGATTAGACATTAATACCAACCCATCACCTACTCCCGAAGATGCTCGTATCCATACATTAAGTGAGGAAAGATAATTTGGATTATCAACTCTCTTATCGAGTTCACTTTTAATGTATCCTTTTACATTTGAAAAATTTGGAAATGTTTGCATAACTAATCATTAAAAGTTTGATAGGATTTCAATATAATTTTGTGGTATTCTTAAGATTGTACCATCCTCCAAACCAAATGGTGCATTGTGAATGTTATTTGCTGCTGCGATAATCCACCATAAAGATGCATCATTGTAATATTGGTAAGCAAGTGTATCTAATCTATCACCTGTTTCAGATGCTACATAAATATCATCATCCCTAAGAGGTATCTCGGGGTAAACTCTCGAACGATAAACAGTTCTACCATCTGCGAGTTTTTTTGTTTGATTATTATCGTATCTACTTGCCATTCGTTAACTTGTTTGTGGTGTAAATGAATAGAATTTTCTTCCTTCAGTTGTATTTCTACTTTCTAAGAATTTTAATCCAACTGCAACACTTACTATCATTGGAAGTTTATAATCTTGCATATTTTGAGGTGTTGCAGCTATTTGTCTTTCTCCTGTTGGAGTTACATTTACTACATAATCTACCGAATCTGCAATATTCCATGGAACAGTATCTTCAGTAGTGAATGATAATGATTCAATAAAAGCAACTTTCTTTTTATACATACTACCAAGTGTAAGTTCTATTAAAGGTGGTTTAACTGCACTTGTTGGATAATACCCTTGTGGATATGTTAATCCTTGTAAGAAATTTAATTTATCCCACATTGTTTTATGTTCTTCTGCATTTAATGAAAACGCATCAAAGTTAAACGATACACTTCGTTCTATTGAATTGTAAGTATAAAAACTAAAAGGATTACCAATAAAATTAGAAGATTCCCAACTTGGTGAGAATGTTTCAGTTAATCCCGAAATTGTTGACCTAAAGTTTACCGATTTATTTAATGGAATGGATTTGAACTTAAGTGTAATAAAATCCGAATTATCTAAGAATTCATCATCACCACTATATACGCCCGTTGCATTAACTGAATCACCAACACTATTAAAGAAATATTTGTTTTCAATAAATTCATCGGTATTATAATCTCTACGAGTTATTTTTTGTGAAAACTTTGGTGCTCTATTAGGTTCTGCACTAAATCGTTGTCTATCAATAGATAACTCAATCTTATCATTTGAGTTTTCTCGTATATCTTGTATGATTAAACTTTCATCTTCGTTTTCTAATTCACCTTCTCCTACAAATACTTGCGAATTAGATAATCCATCATTATTGACCTGTAAATTACCCTCAGTATCTACTACATTGTTTACATTTATTTGTCCTTCAGTAAAGTTAGGTTGTCTAAATGCAAATTTACCACTAAAGAATGGATGTAATTTAGTTTCATTATCATCAGGTAAATATCCCAATGAAATTACTTGTTTTTCACTTAAATCATATCTTTCACCAGGTTCTGCATCTGGATTAATATTAAGAAGGTTTGAATAAGTTGAACCTTTTTTATCAATAACACCCTCTTTTGGTTCTCTACTTGGTTCTATTTGAGAATCTGAACCATATCTGATAGATGGTGATAGCCAATTAACCGAACCATCTTTGAATGTAGTTGTTGAATTTGGTAATACAGGTTTACCATCTTCATATGAAGGTGGCAAAGGTTTTTTTCTACTTCCATCACCAAATAATTTTTCTCTTAATTCATCTTTTCCTGCTCGTAATCCTGCTCCAATTAATCCTCTTGCTACTGTTTTTAAATTACCACCTTGTAATAATCCACCCAACTTTCCAAGAAATTTAGATGCGTTTACTCCAGTTGCTGATGATTTAATTGTTTGTAAATCAATCATCCTATCCTGAGTTTCTTTAAGATTGATATCAGAATTTCCAACTAATTGACCTACCGTGTATGTTGGTGTAATTGGAGTACCTAATCCAAGTGTTGATTTTACACTATCAGCTGCATTTAGTATCTTACCACCTAAAGAACCATTATCTGCAAGTTCACCAACGGTTGATGCTCTCATGGATTCTAATGTAGAAGTTGTTCTTAAAGTAATTCGAGGTAATTCAGTACCATAGATAACAGGTATTGCACCTGAACGAATAATTCTTACACCCGTTAATTCTTGTTCTAATAAAGTTTCACTACCCTTAATACCAGCAACTTTTCTTGCTCCTTTGGCCAACAAAATACCCGTACTATTTACAAGAGGGTCTGCTACATTGATATCAATATCCTTTGAATCACGAATAGCATATGCTGCCTCGGCAGTTTGTCCACCTTGTGAAGGTAATGGTTGATTTTGAAATAATTCTAATATTGTTGGCATAATCTATTATCCTAATGAGTATGTGTTAGTTCCTACTCCATCCACAACTCTACTTACTCCTGAAGTAACTTTCTTGCCATCCATGTAAACATCCTTAGTTTCTCTAAATGCAGCTATCATTTCATCAAACTTAGCGTACATTTGACTTAGAGGAACTACCGCTTCTGGTCCTGCTTCACCAACTAATGCGTTGGTTGGTCCTGTTACAATACCACCCGTTGCAAGAGCAACTTCAGGTTCACCCGCAGTTACACCTCCCTCAGATGGACCGGCAGATTGAGTTGCTGCTTCAGTTGCAGTACCTTCACCACCCAATCCAAAGAAACTACCTATTGAACCAAGTACACTTCCAATACCATTTACAAATGACATAATTGGTTCTATCAAATAATCATTGATAAATCCTGCGATACTCGAGAAAATACTAAACGCAGTATCAAACAAGAATATAAATGCATCTACTACTAAACCTACTGCACCACCAATAATATTTCCTAATATATTTCCAATACTTTTGAAGATACCAATAAGTGGTTCTACAAATGGCATTACTTTATCTTTTAATTCTGCAAATTTATTTGCTAAAGGTTCAATTGCATCACCAATACGTTTAAGTGGTTCCATTAATGCACCTGTAATTGCTTTGATTATTGCGAATACAGGTGAAAGAACTGCTCCTAAAACACCAAAAGTAATTTTAAATACATTACCAAGCATTTTAAATGCTGGCATCAATACTGAACTAGTCATATCAATCAAATCATTGATTAGTGGCATTACAAAATTAATAAACGGCATGAATACATCTGCAAATCCTGTACCTAACGCAGATAAACTATTTTTTAATTTATCATTCTGAGATTGCATCTCATTTTGTTGAGAAATTCTTTGTGCCTCTTGAGCAAGTTGTTCATCGGTAATATCTTTCATCTCCATTCCCGATGCAAGTAATTTATTTGCTGCTGCTAATTGGTCTTCAGTAGCATCACCTAATCTTTCTTGGATTTGTTGTTGTTTAATCAAATCTTCGATTGGCATTCCTGCTGCTTCTGCAAGTGCTTCTTGTTCAAAGACCGTTAACTTAGTTAAATCACCTAATTTAGATACTTCTTTAACAACTGCCTTTTGAGCACCTACAATATCCTTTGATGCTGCTAATCTTCTTGCTTCGTTGAAATTAAGATTAGTACCCAACATTGCAGATGCGTTAAGTTCTGACGAGATGGATTTTTCAAAATCAAGAAGTTTACCCGATACGTCTGATGCCTGTTTAATTGAAGTACCAAGTTTTGCTGCTTCTATTGCTGCTGCAGCAAGTGCCTTTGGAGAACCATTAAAGAATTTGTATGCGGCCTCAGAATTATCTGCAATATCTGCCATTACTTGTGCAGGAGCAACTCCAGCTAGTTTGGCTGCCTGAACGGTAGTTTGTATCATTGATTGTGCAGTTTCTGCTGATACACCTGCCATTCTTTGGAATTGTTCGTTTACCTTTGCCTGATTTGCTGCACTTACACCAAAACTTTTTTCCATTCCAACCATTGAAGTAAGAACTCCTTTAGATGGTTGTTGAAGATTATCAAACTCTTTGGTAAACGCACTTGCAGCACTTGCTACATCGGCTGCACTTGCACCAATTCCAGCCATATCTCTTGATACTGTGGTAATATTTTTTACTAATCCCTGAGTTTGGGAATTTAATAATCCCGTTTCTTCTCTAAACTTCTTTGCCGCATCTTGGATTGCGTTAAATCTTCCAATAGCCATTGCAATCCCAGCACCAATTGCTAAAATACCAAGTACCACGGGATTGATTGCTGCTCGAAGGAGTTTCATCGCACCACCACCTGCAGATTTTAGTGCATCCATCATTGGAACACCACTTCTAAGTTTAGTTGCAAAATCAGTTACGAATGATTTACCGGCATTTGCAATACCTTTTTTCATATTTTCAACAGGACCCTTCATCAATGATTTAAACATTCCACCGATTACAGGTATTTCGCCTGCTTTATTGAGTAATCCATCTAATGCACCTGCTGCCCTACTTGCTAAATCTTGTGTAGCTGCATCTACCTTTTCAATTGCAACTAAACGTTCTTGTTCTGCTTTTAATGCTCCCTCGGCAATATCAAGACCTTTTAACATCTCATCACCTACGGCTTTATTAGCACCAAAATAAGATTGTGATATTCTTAATTTTTCAGCTTCAATTTCTACAAGTTTCTGTGCAACATCTTCTGATGTTTCTAACTCTGATATTGAAGATTTTAAATCTTTGTGGTAATCTTTTACCTTTTTACCAAGTTCTGTTCGATAATCAATCTGAGAACTTATGGCATCATTTATTGCACCCGCAAAAGATTGGGACATCTTTAACGCATCATTATATTCCTTTTGGAGTCTTATAGTCTCACGTTGGAATTCAGCTTGCTTTTTTGGGTCAAAGTTTTCTGCCATTTAATTATAGATTTTTATAATCCGTAGTCTTTTCTTAATTTTCTTAATTCAGGAGTATCTCGTAGTTCTCCACTTTTAATTTTTTTATCAAAAGTATCACGAACATCCTGAGTTACCTTATCAAGATTTCTTGCTATTGCTTGAATTTCAGGGTCTTTTGCAAGTTTCTTTGCGTTAATGTATTTAAACAACTGACCTACAAAACTCTCACTAACTCCATGTTTTTTAGCAATCACTTCAATTAATCTATTTTTTTGATTTTCGGTAAGTTTCATATTTTTATTGAGTATATGTTATCATCTATAAATATAAGACACAAAAAAAGTGAGGATTATTTCCTAACCCTCACTTTAGAATTACTTTTCTTTCTACTTTGTTCTGCTTGTTCCTTTTCACTCTTCTTTGCATCTACTAATTGTTTGTAGTAGAACCTTCGTAAGTGAACAGGTAATCTATAAACTCCTTCCTGAGTAAATCCATTTCCATAATAACACAATTCAAAAATTTGTGTATGTAGGATTTGAGAGTAATTAGGTGGAAGGCCAAAAAAACCCTACGCCCATTGGAATCGGGCGTGCCTCCTTCTCTCCCGTCTCAGGGTTTTCATACTCGAACTCCATATTCACATCGGGGGAGATGGATGCGATATAGTCTCTAAATGCACGAGTATCTCTTGCTAAAAATTTATTGTTAATAAAATCTACAATAGATTTGGTATCTTCTTTACCATCAACTGTTTTGATAATATATCGATAACGAGTAGTTAATTCAGATGAAACTCCACCTTTATTAAACTTTCTCATTGCCTTTACATCTGCATCAATTGCTTTTTCATCACCATGAGTTAAAAGTTTGAATTCTAATTCATTCTTACCCACAGGAGTAGTAAATTTGTAAGTATTTTGTTCGTTTAAGGTATCTAAGTTTATTTCTTTTGTCTGAACCTTTCCTAAATCTACTTCAATTTTTTTCTTATCACCATATTCATCTTCCATCTCGATTTGATATTCAGGACCATATCCTAAAATACGAGTTGCTAACATGATTGCGTTTTTATCTCCTAAGATAATATCATCAGGATTTATTGAAGAATCTACAATGATTGATTCAAATAATTTATCTAATACCACACCCTTTCTAATAAGGTTTTGTGAAGATAGGATTTCCTCTTCTCTTGCAGTCATATATTTGATTTCTAATTGACCTGATGAAAGTGGATTATCCTTTGGATAACATCTACCTTCTGATGGTAGAGAAATCACTTGTGTTGGAAAATCGTATTGACTCATAACTTAATTTTATTCGTTTGTATATAAATATATAGAATAGAAAAATTTAAAAAAAAGAGGAGTTCTCACTAAGAGAACCCCTCCAATCCTTGTGGTAGCGGATATATAATTTATTTTAGAACTCGAGAATTGCGTAATCGTATGCTATTCCTAATTCAATTGTGGCAGGTTCATTTGAATCAAAAGCAACATCACCAAAGTTTACTGTTGTAAGGAATGCACCTTTCAACTTCCATTGTTCAATCTTATCACCAACCGGTCCTAACATATAGAAATCGATATCTTTTTTGTAGAAATCGGCATAACCTCTTCTACCTGTGATTGATTCGTGACCTAATCTTACCCATTCCATCACTTGTTGAGCTCCTGAAGGAACGATTGGGTCATACAATGTAATTGTAATATCTTGCCATTCACCTTTACCTTGAAGTTTTCTCTTGATGTTAATGTGGTCAAGAACAATAGGTTCAAAGTTGATGGATGGTCTGTTTGCTGCCTTTATCAAGTAAGATTGAATACCATCAATCTCCATGATATACCTGTTCTTCATCTTCGGTTCGAAGTTGGTGTAGAACATTTGGTCGAATTCTAATACTTCTGCCATTTTATCTCCTAATTTATATTAATAAATATTAATTTTCTTTTTTTTTCAAGTTATGCCGAGAACGCTGCTCCTGTTGGAAGAATGTTGAAATCAATTACAATGAATTCAGCAGTTTTAGCAGGTTGTAAGAAAATCTGACCAGCTAAAATGTTTCTATCCACAACATCAGGAGTGTTGTTCGTTTCATCCATAACTACTTTGAAAGCGTATAACCCTTGTCTTTGTTGGATTCCTTCTAAATAAGGTTGAACCGTATTGATGAATCTTGCTCTTGTAGTTGCAGTGTTTTGTTCGAACACTAAGAATCTTGAAGTAGATGCGATGTACTTCTTAACAGTAATCAACAATCTTCTTACGTTAATTCTATCAAGTGCAGATGCCTTATCTTGAAGAGTTTTCTGTCCAAATGCCACGATACCCTGTCCAGGGAACGTTGCGATTGGGTTTACTTTGTTTTCATATAAAGTATCTCTTTCAGAGTGTGTTAATCTATTTACTACACTTGCTGCTCCTACAATTCCACCTCTATTTAAACCTGCAGGTGCGAACCATTCTGCTGCGATAGCATCATTTGCTGCATATACTGCTGGAAGTAATACCGAAGGTGGTACACTTACTAATTTGTTTGTGTTTGTATCTACCGTTCTAACCCATGGGTAGTAAGTACCTACATAGTTAGAATCTACTGAACTTGCTTGGTCAGTTACTTGTGAGATAGTATCAGTTTCACCAACGAAATCTGCGATGTAGAATGCATCTTGTCTTGCTTCTACCATATCAATTGCTTTTGTAGTTACACTTGAGTGTAATCTTCTAACGATACCTGGTGTTACCAACATATTGATGTCCCACTCATCTGCGTTAGAAAGTGCGTTGATACATCTTGAGTATGATTTATATCCATCTGCTGAAGTTGATGATAAATCAAATCCTTGAGAGTTACCTGCAGAGATTGAAGAACCTAATGCAATTTCTCTTGCTGGACTCATACCATCAAATCCACCTTGGAACCCTAACGTAAATTGTCTGTTAACCATATCTGCAGTTGCAGAACCTGTCATTTCTAATGATAATCCAACACCAGTTATATTTCCATCGAATCCAAATACTACGTTTGAACCAACAGTTGCACCATTTGGAATTGGTTTTAAATATTGATGGTTATCAATCTTAACAACTGCAGTTTCTAAATTAATACCAGAGAACTGATATGGATTACCGGTTGTGTTAGTTGTTGAAGTTGTTTGATAAGTTACTGCAGGTACAATTGTTTCATCACTTCCCACAAAAATTGGGTTAGTGTATGCACCGTGTGCGAAAGGTGCTGCTGATACAGGATAAGAACCTTGTGCTCCTACCTCTACTCTAATGTATTTAGAGTTATTACCCCAATCACCATTCTCAGTAATCTTACCATTATCATCGATTGTATAATATCTATCACCAATTACTCTTGCGATGTAGTTAGGTGATGCTGGGTCTAAGTTTACATTGTTGAAAGTTTCTAATACTGATTTTCTCTTATCAGTATCTGAGAATGAACGTAATGTTACACTAAATACCGAATAATCAGTTCCACCATCTTCACCTGCTGCTTTTACTCCTGAGATAGATACTTTAAATCTCGTGTTCTCACCGTTACCATGGCCTAACGTATGGAATCTGAATAAATCATATCTTTCATCAGAAATTAATTGTGATTTAACCCAAGGTGTTGCTGCTACACTTGCTTCGTAAGAGAAGTTTTGTGTTGCTAATGATACTGCTTCTACATAAGGATTATTTGCTAATGTTGTTGCTGTATTTTCG